CAGGGTTCCTGCGTCAACTAATTGTCTCAAAGCTGCTGTTGCGGTTCTGGAGAGTCCTCCAATCATGTGAATTAAACCGAATCCGTAGAAACCCAGTCCCGGGAGAAACTTGTAATGCACAAAATAAGGAATTTTGCGCTTTAGGGGGTCGTTTTCGTAATAATTTCGTCGAATTGACAAAACTCTTCCAGATGTTCTGTCAACTGTAATAATAAAAGGTAGGTGTAGTCCATCTGGGTCTTCAAATCCCGGCATTTCCATGACCACATGAAACTCCAATAGCTCGTACATCATGTCGTTACCAGCACCACTGATGCCTTCGATCTCTTCTACTTTGTCTTGTGTGACAGTTTGTGTGGTGTTGTAGGCTGGAGTGAGTTGTATGTCTCGATAAAATCCAGAAAGCTGTTGGCTGCGAACCTCATTGTAGTTCATCTTAACAACATGTGTAATTCTACTGCATGTTTCTAAATCGCTCGCCGCATACGGCACAACCAAGTCTTCCACCGGAACAAACTTACTGACTGCTCTTTGCAATGAAGGATCATAGTAAACTTTTTTAAACGCAGAACCGGCCAGCGGTAAATAAAACAACAACTGGTCCATTTCAGGTGTGTACTCTTCCATGACACACGTGATTTCATAATTCATAAACTCGCGCACACGATCTGCCTGCGCTTCCACTTCCGGAGTTGCCGCACCAACGATTTCTGTTTTTACAGGGCCTTTTGCTGGAAGCAATTCTTTAAAAGCAGACGCTTGAAATTGTGTGACCGACTCAGCAAGAAGAGGATGTGTTACGCCGCTTGCGCCAGGAAACGGTCTGTCTCGGTCCTCGTATTTAAACCCGAGAAGATCCAGTCCTTTGACATACGCATCTTCCCATTCGTCACGGCTCATTCGATCTTCTTCAAAGTCTCCAAGAAGTTGTGCAGAAAGTGCGCCAAGTTCTCCTTCGTCTATATATTCTGCAAGGTTTGCGTCAAAAGGAATCATTGCCTCGACGTTCATCTCGTCAGGCATAAAATCAAGAACCGCGCTCCCGTCTTGCGCAAAATTGACCTCTACATCGCTGTCCGTGGGCAACGGTGCTTCGATCTCAACTTCTTGTCCTGCCTCGATGTCTAAATCGATCAGGTCCGTAATTCTATCTATGTTTGTGGGTTTATTGCTTTCGTCTATAGCCATCTTACATCCATTGTTTCAGTGCATAGTCTACACTATTTTGTACTTCTTCTGCACCAGGACTTTTCGCTTCTCCTGGGGCCGTTATAGCAGTGGCTGCACCGGCCATGGTTAATTTTCGTATTTCGTAATCAACTTTGGCTATTTCTCGCATTAATTTATCAAGATTGGCTTTACTCATTAATTGGCCTTCTTGTCTAAGAAGATTTTTTAGGTCGTACATTCTGGTTTCTAAATTTTCAAGTTGGGCTATCTCGTTTTCCATCCTATAAATTTCCTCGCCCCAGGGCATTTCGGGTTTTGGTAATAAAGGTGTTTCAGACATTCCTGTTTCCATTTCCGCTCTCATAACGGCTTGGTCTGCCTCGTCCACGTTTTTACCCATGTTTTTAAGCGCATCGCGGATCGCCTCGATTCCTCTGGGAGCGTTCTGAACAATGACCTTTGTTAAAAAAGCAAGGTCTATGCCCAACGTGGTTAAAAAAGCGACTTGTCTTGCGACCTCTGATTGTTCGGTTTTGTTGTAGCCTAGGTTTTCAAGAGCGTTCTCTATTGCCTCGTCGTAGGTTTCTTCCGATATACGGGTTCTTTTTTCTAGTTTTTTTCTTGATTTTTCGTCGCCCAGCAAACCTTGAGAAACTTTCATCGTCCGTATAAGTTTGTCCTTTTCTTTATCTTTAGAAAGTATGTTTAAAGCAATTGGATCGGACATCAGTGGTGCAAAAGCAGTTTTAGGAAAGTCTTTTTTTACTAACCACGGCACACCGGCAAAAAGGTCAACAAGACCTACTCCTTCCGCAACACCGACCGCGCCGCCGCCGAATACGTTTTTTTGCGCGTCGAGGTATGCGTCTACTTCTTCCTGGCTGTTAAAAACCGGGGGCTCTAACATAGTGCCTCCTGTCTAGTATACGCCAGTGAAATTGGTGCCTCTTTCAGCGGCTCCACCGCCTTTAGATTTCCCTTTTCCAGCGCCGGGTTGTGGTCCTTTGCTGGTTTTCATTTCTTCTGTTTTTGCGTAGGGAACAAAACCTTGGCCTTTGATGTCTAGCCCTTTGCTGGTTTTCGCTGCTTTCGCCATTTTCTCTCTCCTAATTATTAGTCGTCGTACAGAGGACGATCAATAAATCCGCCGCCTGCTTTTTTCTTTAGTTTCTTTTTGCCTATTTCACCAAACATGTCGTCAAATACACCTAGATTTTTAAGAGCATCTTCTTCCAATACTCTATTCACTTGTGCAATTTCTTCGTCTGTGACTGGAGAAGCCCCGGTCCGCGGACCTGGGTCATAGTTCCATTGTATCTGACCGGAAGCGTCTACGGTTGCATCAACACCGGGATCCATAGGTGTTGTGGGAGTGTACTTGCCTTCTTTGGCTACGTTTGCACTGGAGTCATACAAAGCATCCATACGGTCTTTGTCTCTTGGGTTTATTACACCGGGTGCGTACTCATAGTCTTCGTCCCAAAAATCCGTGTCCTCAACAGTGCCAGACTTTTTCTTGTGTTTTATTTGTTTTTCTGGAAGCGCGTTAATGTGTCTTTTTGTTCCTCTAAGATTGTGCGCTAAGTATTCGGGGGACAAGGCTTCGCTGTATTGCATTTGCTGCAACGAGTCTACCAGTACATCCAATCGTCCTTCGGGGTCCACGGTCATCATGTCGTCTGTAAAAAACCCTCCGGACATGTCGTTGATGCTTTTTCTGTCCCGTAATAGTTCAAGCATGTCGTCTTCCAACATCTCATCAACTAAAACCGCCGCTTCGTCACTGGGGTTTTTAGCATCTTTTAATTTTTCTGCGCGTACAGCGAAGTCGTCAATTACCGAGTTGATTTTTTTGTTAAACACGTCCGTCAAAACATCGTCGTCTAAATATCTTCCCGCAGAAACCATGTCGTCGAGCTCTGGGTATTTGCCGCCCATAGAATAGAAAAGACGGTCTTCCATGGTTCTCATTGCGTCGCGTCCAAACATATTATAAAGCATGTCGTATTGTGCTTTTTCTGCGTCTGTAAGGTCCGTGTAACCTTTTTGGCGTGCTTTCATTAAAACGTCATACACCGTTTCGTTATCAAAACGTCCGCGTTTCAGTAGTTGTCGTAGTGCTCCAATTGACATCAGTAATATTCCTTTCTTGGTGGTTTGTAGTCGTTATCCATTAACTCATCTGATTCTAACGCAATAAATCCGCCTTGTCGATAACGCATTAAGGCTTGTGTGGTCGAATCCACCAAGTCGTCGTGGTCGCCAAAAGGAAAAGCAGCGCACTCTTCAATCAACTCGTCCGCCCACCGTTTGTCCGGGGCCCAGACCATGCCTGCTTCTAAAAGCGGAGAAACGGTATTGACTCGGGCAATTTTATCTTGTCCTTTGTTCGGCGAATAGTTGAGCACGGGTATTCCGGTCTGTCTTAGTTCGTGCGTCAGTGGCAGTCCGCTGGCCTTGGCTTCAATAATTACGATGTCTGGGTCCCAGTATTCGTATTGCTCAAAAGCTTCGTTTTTAAGTTCAGGAAAATTCCAACGTCCTTTTCGAACATCCAGCAATAATAAATTGGGTTCTCCGCCTTCATCGGGGTAAAACACGCACCATGTGGTAATGGCTGAAAAGTCTGCGGTTTCTTTTTTACTAAACGCTGTGTCGTAACTTTGTATGACAAATTGCATATTGGGCACGCGTTCTTCTTCCCAAATCCTCCACCACTCGCGTTTTAGTATTGCACCTTCTTCAGAAGTGGGGTTTTGCATCCATTGTGCTTCCCATTTAGATACCGGAATCGAAGCTTTTACGCCCTCTAATTCTGGTAAAGTCCAGTATTCGGGCCACAAAGCGGTGCCGCTGGGCAGAATGGCTGGAAATTCTACTACTTCCCATTGATCCGCGTGTTCTTCTGTTTGTTTGCTTAATAATCGACCAGTGAGGTCCTTGGTGCTCCAGCGGGTCATCACAATTATAATGGCACCTCCAGGTTGCAAACGTTGCCGTGGTCCAGAAGAATAGTATTCCCATGCGTTGTCCAGTGCTGTTGGTGACAGTGCGTCTTGCTCCGAGTGAATGTCATCGAGAACCAATATATCCGCACCCCGTCCAGTCACGGCACCGCCAATACCAGAATAAAACGCCTCGCCGCCACCGTTGGTTTCCCAACGTCCCGCGGATTTGCTGTCGGCTTTTAGCTCAACATCAGGGAAAACGCTTTTGTATTCTTCAGAATCAATCAAATCCCTGACTCTTCTACCAAAACGAAAGGCCAGTTCTGCCGTGTGTGTAATTTGCATGATTTTTAACTTCGGATTGCGTCCCAAGACCCAGGATGGAAAGAAAGTAGAGGCAAATTCTGACTTGGTGTGACGTGGTGGCATGTTAATAATGAGCCGTTTTAGCTCTCCACGAGCCACTTGTTCAAGTTTTTCTGCAAAAATCTTGTGGTGTTCTCCTTCAATGAACTCAGGCCACATGTGTTTTATGTAGGTAATAAAACTTTCTTGCCCTTCGCGTTGCAGTTCTTTGGCTTTTAAGGCTTCTTGTAGCTCAAAAAGATGTTTTGCTGCGTCAGGGTATTTTTCTAGCAGTTTTTCTGTGTTGAATTTAGTCACAAACTTTGCAGGTTTCGTTGTTATTATCCACTAATTCTTTTTCTTGCGTCCCAGAAAAAATCTTTTCTTGCAGTGCTTCTCCACGAAAACCACGATTGTACCAATAAGCAGCTAATTTTTCTTTCTCTCTGGCAGCGCCAAGTTTTTCCTTCTCCATAATTCTCTCCTAAGTTTGTGTTTTATTTTTGGTCGGATGTTTTCTTTTTCAAGAGCTTCTAATAGTTCTGCTGTGGGTGTTCCCTTCATCCAATGATGTACCACCGTAGTTGTTCCTGTTCTACGGTCATATATTTTTTCTGATGGTTTAAATTTAATCGGCATCTTCTTTATTAACTACGATGTTTTTGCACCACCAATAAAGCTCACCTTCTCCCAAGGTGTGTTTTATGGTGTTGACGCGTTGTGTCACCAATTGGACGTTGCCTATTATATACCCTTTTGTGGGATCTTTTCTATCAATACTGGCGTTTAGGTCTTGTCGACCTTCGCCTCCGTGCCATGTCATAAATACACCGGACAAGGCACAACGTCCGTCCTGTTTTTGCCACAGTTTATTTATATGGTCCATATCAATATCCCAATCCATGTCGGTTCTCGCGGTTTTTAGCTTGTGGTAGACCACAGCAAGATACGATTCCGGTGTTTGGTTTCTTGCAACGTTTCTTTGAAAAGAAGTGCAACGCTTACAGACATTGCGCTTTTTTGTGTAGTCGTCTTTTGACAGGTCTCGATTGCAAGTGATGCAAGTTTTTGTTTTTGCCATATTTTTTAGTATACACAAAATTTTGGGGGGCTAGGGACTCCTAACAAA